GGATACTGAGCGGACAGGCGGACCACGGGACGACAAGAACATCGCTGCATTTTCGCCCGGTGAATATCTCGTCAATGCCAAAGCGACGCGAGAGGCACCTCCCGGTCTTCTGGACGCCATCAATGACGGCCGGCTCAAATCCTTTGCCAACGGTGGCGCTCTCATGCCTCAAGGCGGCTTCGGTGGCGGCCAGGGTCAGATCGCGGCAGCTCCGGTGATCGAGCTGCGCCAAAACGTCATCAACGCCTTCGATGCAGGATCGTATCTGAGCGCTGCGCTCGACTCGCCAGAAGGTGAGCAAAGCATGCTGAATTTCCTGTCAGCCCGGCCTGCGGCGGTTAATCAGGCTTTGCAGGGTTAAGCGATGGCGACGCTCTGGCCATTCGGCCCGAACCTCCAGCTCGCGCCTTTCCGCGTGCAGCGCGAGTATCGAACCGACATAATCACCTCGCGTAACGGCAAGGAGCAGCGGCGCGCACTGCGCGCAACACCACGCAAGAAGATCGAATTCACGATCGTCGTCTCCAACGATTGCAGGCGTTCGTTCGACGACTTCATGGTCGACGGTCAGCGCCTGCAACTGGCAATGGCAGACCGGCCGCGCTTTATCACCCTGCCGTCGGGTGTCGGCGCCGGCAGTGACAACATCATTGTCGCCCTGGTGCCGACCTGGATCATCGTCGGATCTGAGCTGATACTTGTCGACAAGGCGCGGCAGGGGATCCGGACGATTAATTCAATCGATGCTGTCACCGGCGGGACGAAGATCACCTTCGATGAGAACGAGGCGCTGTCCTGGCCGAGCGGGACGCGCCTGCACCCGTCGCTCAATGGCTATCTCGATGTCGCCATTCGGACGCCGAAGCCGGCGCGGCGCGAGACCGCAGATGTCGCCGTCGCCTATCATGTGGATCCGGGATTTGAACCGCCCGAGGACGTCGGGGCTGCCACTGCGGAATTTGACGGGCGCGAACTGTTCCTGCTCCGCCCGGTGTCCTGGCAGCCAGTCAATCTGCGCCGGATACAAGACGCAGCGTCAGTGGACTACGGCTTCGGCCGGCGCCAACGGTTCTTCCCGATCGGGTTTTCATCGCGCTTGTGGCAGGCCGCGTACTCAGGCTGCGATTTCGCGACATCCGACGCGCTGCGGCAGTTCTTTGATCGACATCGCGGCCAGTGGCAAGAATTCTTCATGCCGACATGGGATCAGGACCTCATCCCTACTGCCGGCATCGCATCCGCCGGAACGACCTTGACCGTCGAGGGCGTAAGCGTAGCCTCGATTTACAATTCCAGCACGGTCTACAGGGCTGTCGCCGTTCGGCTGAAATCAGGCGCCTGGATCACCAAGAAGATCGCGTCGATCGTGGCGGCCAGCGGCGATGTCAGCACGATCAACGTCACGTCTGCGTGGGGCCAGACTGTTGCTCTGGATGAGATATCTTTCGTGTCATGGCTGCCGCTGTGGCGATTTGCCAGCGACATTTTGACAACGGAATGGCGCCGGGAGAACGTCGCCACCGCCCGCCTTAATCTGCAAATTCTTGAATATGTCGGTCCGGACCTTATCGGTCCGACCGCGACTGTCAGCATCGGACTGTCGGGCAATGCGACGGTTTCGTCTCAATTCTCCGGCGCGGCCACGGCTTCAATCGCCATTGATATGGCTGGCGACGCAACCATCGAGACGTCGACACAGCAAGGATCGGGAAGTGCCGACTTTAGCATCGGCGCAACGGCAGACGGCAAGCGCGAATCTGCCGGCGCCGGTACGGCATCGATGTCGATCGCGGTCAGCGGCAGCGTCGGTGCAACGCTCAACGCTGTGGCGACAGCGGCCTTCGATGTCGATACCGCCGGCGATGCGACGATCGAAGCCAATTGGGGAACGGTGATGTCCGCGACCCAAAGTTCGGGCGAATCGGGCTGGCATGACTACGATGTCGTCGCAGAATTCAAGGTTGCCGGGCTCACAGCCCCAAGCGGCACGCCGACGAAGTGTCGCGTGACATTAAAGTCGGCGCCGTCGGGATACGCTCAGATTTCGGAGGCCTGGATCGGTCACAAAGCCGGAAGCGGTGACGCCTATGACTTTGCCGCGACGCCAATACAGATCAAATTTGGCGGAAGCGCCAGCGCTGGTTTCACGGGGAACAACCAAGAGAAGCTTTCAGATGAGATCAGCTTTGCATGGGATAAAACCTCATCATTACTGATCTCTTGCAAAACAGTTAATGCCAGCGGATCGTCACTTGGCCGCAGCAGCACAGATGCCACGAAATTCGACACGCATTATAAATTCCAAGGAACCCCGTCGACAGTGAACAAAACGGGCTACACCAACTGGAATGATCAAGCGTACATGGTCGTGAAGATCGAGACGGATGGATTCTGATGTCATTCGAACCCATTGAAACCAGCCGCGAGCTCGGGGTCCCGATCAACCTTTACCAGTTCATCTATGAGGGCGATGTCGGCGACTCGCCAGCGTCGCTCTCCGTCTTCGCGTATACCGACAGCGAAGAAACGGTCTTCCACGACGGCACCGTCTATGAGCCGATTCCAATCAGCCGGGACAAGATCCGCGCCTCGGGCACGCTCGACAAGTCGGCAATGCGCGTCAGAATGCCACGTGATGTTGCTTTGCTGGCTTTGTTCATTGTCTGGCCGCCTTCGCAGCCTGTCACCTTGATCATCCGCCAGGGCCACATCACGGATCCCGACTCGGAGTTTGGTGTCATCTGGTCGGGCACCGTCCTGGCCGTTGAGCGCGACGGCGATGAGTGCGTCACCACGGGCGAGCCGATTTCGTCTTCGTTGCGGCGCTCAGGGCTGCGCCGGCCCTATTCACTCGGCTGCCCGCTCGCACTTTACAAGGGACTATGCACCGCGAGCGAAGCGGCTGCTACCGTGACGGCGACGGTGGACGCGATCGACGGCACAACGATCACTCTGGCGTCCGGATGGGAGGGCAGTTTCGATCCGACGAAATTCACCGAGGGCATGGTCAAATGGACAAATGCCAGCGGCGGTCGCGAGGCTCGCAAGATCCTGCGCGTAACCGGTGACGACCTGGCGCTTGGTGGCTTCCTGCGAGATCTCGCGGTCACCGACTCTGTCAGCGTGGTCCTCGGTTGCAATCACCTGATGACGGACTGCCAATTCCTGCACAACGTCATCCACGCGTTCGGCGGGTTTGCTTGGATCCCAACAAAGAACCCGCATTCCCTCGTCAATCAATTCTACTGAGGTCATACCATGGGCTGGTTTCTGCCGCTGCTCCTCGCCATCCTCTTTACCGTCATTTCCTATGTCCTGACGCCTCGGCCGAAAAAGGAAAAGCCTCCGGAGGTCCAAGACATCGACGATCCGACGGCCGACGCTGGCCGACCGCAGCCGGTGATGTTCGGCTGTAAAACTGTTAATGGGATCAACGTCCTGTGGTTCGGCGATAAGATGAAGCAGACGTTCGAAGTGCCCGCATGATTATAACCCTACAGGACGCGCTCAAGCGCGGGCATTGCCCAGGCGGGGTGAAGCGTTGGTTCGGGCAGCACAATCTCGACTTCCGGCACTTCGTGAAAAACGGCATCGACTCGGACCTTGTGATCAAGCTCGGCGATGGGTTTGGCGATCGGGTCGTTAAATTAGCAAAAGAGCGGCAGGGCGATGGGTCTTAAACAAGAGGGTCCCAAGCAACGGGTCACGACATATTCGATGTCGCTGCACTATGGCATCGCGACAAAGCTCGACTTCGTCACGCGCCTCCGGACGAACGAAAAGATTGCCTGGCAGGGCCACGCCAGCACGCTGCGGTCGATCCACATCAACGAGCCGGAGCTGCATGGCGGTGTGAAGAAAGAAGGCGGCGCTATCGGCACGTTCACCTTCATGCCAGGCGACGCAGCGCAGACGACGCCGGAAGTGCTTGCCAACAAGCTTGGCCGCACGAATGCAAACTGCCCTGGGTTCCGTGGAACGTCGACCTTCTGGCTGACGGAGACTCTCGCCGTTGGCGAAGGAACGCCAGGCGGCGGCCACGCTGCCGGGTTCTATTTGTCAGCAAACAGCCCGTTTCTGCCGCGCATCGACATTCAAGGCGGCCGTGCATCTCTTCCACTCGGTGAAGACCACGCCCGGATCTGGCGCAGGGTCAAAGAAAATCTCATCGCTCAGACGGCAGACCCGAGCCTGACGCCATGGTCGTTCGGGGCTGCGCCGATCTTGGTCACTGATCTGGCCGACCCGTTTGGCGGAACGAAAGCATTCTCGCTTGAGGATGACCAAGGCCCGACCGCCGAAGGCTACGCCCAGGACATGCCCACCGGGTATTTGAAGGGGCGACGCGGGATTTATTCAATCTACGTTCTGCGTGACATCGCTGAGGACGTCTTCAGTGCGATCGGATTTCGCACCGATACCGACAATAGCTGGCTGCTTTACGATCACAGGACCGACGAGATCGCAACGAATATCGCCGGCGGTCCTCTGCCCCACATCTTGCATGACTCTGGCGTGGAAACAGTTCCGCCGGGCAGCAACTCAGTCGGCGGACCTCCGCATGGCAATTGGCGGCGCATCTACTTCGACATAGAAGCAACGCGTTTGGTGGACCCGGAAGTCGGCATTTATCCGGCGCGCGGTGATAGTGATGATTTTCCGAGCTTCGGATTTGGCGCGCAGGGCACAGTGACCTTTTACGGACCTCAAGCTGAGCGCAGCGGGCCGGTTTGCTGAGGCGATGCAATGACCGCACCTGGCGATTTTATCGAAAACCTCACGGATGATCCGACGAGCAACTTCGGGCTGTTCGACAGCAACCCTGCGCACGTCATCTATGAGCTGCTCGTTGACACCGATTTCGGGATGGGCGCGGCGACAACCTCGATCGACACGGTGAGCTTCGTTAGTGCGGCTGAGACGCTGTGCTCTGAGAATTTCGGCCTGTCGTTCCTGTGGACGCAGCAGCTGGAGATCCAGAAGCTTGTCAACGAGATCCTCGACCACATCGAGGCGACGCTGTTCGTCTCACCACTAACCGGCCTGCTGACGCTTAAGCTGATCCGTGGCGATTATTCGATCAGCGGACTGCCGCAATTCACGCCGGACAACAGCAATGTCACGAACTTTTCCCGCAAGCTGTGGGGAGAGACCGTCAACGAGATCCAAGTCACCTACACGGATCCAGACAACGAGGAAGAGAAGGTCGTCGTCGCGCAGGATCTCGGCAATATCGAGATGCAGGGCGGCATCGTCTCGGATTCTCGGAACTACTACGGCGTTCATGACAAGGATCTGGCCGTAAGGCTCGCACAGCGCGACCTGCGATCCGCCGCTACGCCGCTAGCATCATGTGACATCGAGATTGATCGGACCGCGTGGGCGCTGCTGCCGGGCGACGTCTGCGAACTGCAGTCGCCAGACGATCAGATCAACTCGCTGATCATGCGCGTCGGACCGGTCGACTACGGCAAGCCTGGCGACCCAACGATCCGCACGTCGCTCGTAGAAGATGTTTTCGCACTCGGCACCAGCGACTATACGGTGCCAGACGACACGATCGAACCGCCGGTTGAACAGCCAACTGCGGCCGACTTCGACCTGATCCTGACGCTGCCCTATTTCATAGTCATCAACTCTGCGGATCCGAGCCTGTTCGATGGCGCGGAATATCCCGAGGTCCTGGCCGCCGTGCTGGCCGGCGAGGTTGGAAGCGACACCGCTGAGTTCGAACTCCTCGGCAACACCGTTGACGCCGGCGGCAACCCGATCTTTGGCAACCTCGGCACGAAGACAATCGCACGTCATGCGCTGCTACCGTCCGATCTCGTCCCGGAGGTCACAACCGTCATAGCAGCGTTCGACGAGCAAACGCTCAATGGCTTCGGTCCGGTGGTCGGCGGATTTGTCATGATCGAGGGTGTCGAGCCGACCGGCGGCAGTCACGAAACGACGTCCGAACTGTGCCTCGTTAAAGGTCTGGCGACCGGCGGCGAATACATCCTGGAGCGCGGCGTTCTTGACACAGTGCCGAGAGAGTGGTCGGCGGGGACCGCATGTTGGTTCCTCGATGCCGGAATGAGCATCATAGATCCGCGCCGCCGCGCTGACACCGAGCTGGTCGACTACAAGATCCTGCCTCGGACATCGCAGGGCCTATTGACCGAAGCCCGGGCGCCGCTGATCAGCAATAACCTGACCGGCCGACCGTGGCTTCCGAGCAGGCCAGCGAATGTCAAAGTCAACGCAGTTGCATTCGGCGTTGTTGAAGCGGAAGGCGTCGATCCAATTCCGACCACATGGTCGCGCCGCAACCGAACGACCGAGGATTCGGTTGTGCTGTCCTGGGATGATGGCGACGTAGCGCCGGAAGGCGGGCAGGTCACAGTCGTTTATCTGACCGATCTTGCCGGTTCGATCCTACACACCTACGCCGACAATTCTGGCGTCTCGCAGAACGTGGATCCGGCCGACTTCGGCTCGGAGACCGAAGGCTTTATCGTCTTCAAATCCTCATTCTCAGGAACCGGGGCGCTGGAGTCACTTCAGGAATTCAAGGTTGAAGTCCGTCTGCTCATTCAAGGATCTGCTTCTCCCACGATAGCTGTCGGATTGTCGGGCAACGCAACAATCGTCTAGGAGAAAAACGATGGATCTCTCTGCAAAGGGCGCTCGCTTCGTGCGCGTGCATGAAGGCTTCGTTGCAAATTACTACCTCGATCCTGTCCGTATCCCGACTATCGGGATCGGCTTCACATGGCGTTCAACATCGTTCCGCGAGTGGTGGACCAAAAACAAGCCGGGCGTGACATTTGGGCCAGGCGCCTCGATGACGCGGATCGAAGCTGAGGATGCGCTGCGCTATCTGTGCTCGCGCGAATATGGCGCGGCCGTCAACAAGTTCCTCGGCCGGCGAAAGGTCCCGCAACATGTTTTCGACGGCATGGTCAGCCCCTGCTACAATCTCGGCCCGGGTTCACTGAAATGGAAATGGGCCGCTGCGATCAAGGCAGGCGATTACGCGACGGGCGCTGCGCTGCTCAGGAACACCGGAACGACGGCGAGGGGTGTCAGGCTCGCAGGGCTGGTTCGGCGGCGTGAAGAGGAAGCTCTCCTCATCGAGACGGGGCACTATACCGGCATCGACGAGACGATCACTCTGGACCGTGAGGATTACACATCCAAACCCGCCGATGCGATGGCCGATGGCGCGCTGCGCCGCCGTGAGCGCGGCCCGGCTGTCGCAGAGCTGATCCGCGATCTGTCAGTGCTCGGTTACTACAACGGCAAAGTCGACGACATCTTCGGCCCGGGCACCGAATCGGCCGTCCTCGCATTCCAGCGTGAACACGGCCTTAAAGCGGATGGTATCGCCGGAAAGATCACTTTGCGGGCGATCGCCGGGAAGCGTCTCACACAGCAAAAAATGCTAGGGAAGCCCCCTGAGCGCCGTTCTGTCCCGTCAAAGCCCATCCCAAAGGGGAAGGCTGCCGCAGCCGCTGGCGGTGCGATTGCCGCAGGTGGCGCGGTAATTGCGTCGCAGTCGCCCGGGTTCACATCCTGGCTTTGCGGTTGGTTGCCCTTCTGTCAGTAATTAGTAAGCGTTTGCGTGATTCTTTGGCTTGCCATGGTGGCGGCCTCACACTCAGCTGAGAAGGATTCGACATGGCTGAACTAAGTAACGCCGCGGAGCTTCTGGTCCTCGACTGGATCCTCACAACCGGCTCGCCTACCCGCCCCGCCGCTTCGGCGTTGGCGCTCGACACGACAACGATCACCGACGCCGACACCGGCGCGACGATCACCGAACCGCCAGACGCCAATGGCTACGACCGCCAGGTGGTCACATGGAATGCGGCTTCGGCCGGCTCTGCCGATAATTCTTCGGCTGAGACCTTCGGTCCCTGCATCACGACGAACTGGGGTTCGATCACCGACTTCGCCGTCGTCGACAGTGCGACTTATGGCGCTGGCGGTGTCGTGGTGTTCTCCGCGCTCACCACGCCGCGCACGATCAACATCGATGATTCCCTGCAGTTTGCGGCCGGATCGGTCGTTGTCACTGCGGACTGATGTTGCTTCCGGCGAAAGCCCGGAAGACCTTCAACGATGTCAAAACGGTGGGCCTCCCGGTTTTTCAGGAGGCCCGCCAGTACATCGAGAAGATCTGCACCGGTCATATTGATCCGACGCACGTCCATCGGCTCGTCGATAAGGCGAAGCGGTTGATGGAGCATCGCAAGACCGCCGCGGCGCGCGCCAGTCGCCCGTCGCACCTGCTCCAGATGCGCGGTGACGCAACCGTGATAAGGCGGCCGTCCGGTCTTCTGGTGCCGCCGAAATACAAGGACTACGACAATGCCAGCGACAGTGTCGGGCAACCCGAGAAACTTCGAACCTGACTTTGACGTCGACTTCAGGTTCGACGACGCCGCCTTCCTTCCTCTTTCGGTGGACGAAAAGAATGCGGCAATAGATCTGGCCGCCGTCAATGTGCTGAAATACGCGCAAGGCTCAGATGAGTTCGACACGCCGCCGATCCCGGAGCTGCGTGATCGCGCGATCAACATCGCCACGGAATACAACCGCGCCTTT